CAAATATACGCTTAGCGAATTCAACTCACGAACCTCAAAGGGACTTGTCCCTAGAAGTTTGTACGTTAAGTCCGTCGAGCAAATGTTTGTAATAGGGAGCCAACCGGTACTCAAGAATAATATCGTCACCAAGCAAAGCGTACTTGGGATTGTGTATCCCGGCACGTTTTGCCGCTAGCTTCACCAGACAATGGTGGGTTAGCGCAAAGATCGCCCATGAGGAATAAAAACCCATAGGTTGTCCTACGCGGTAACGGTATTTCTTCTTTTTGTACTTGAAGTCTCTATCGGACACTAAGTTACGCCACAATCGTCCAAAGCCTTTGTCATTGAATAGCTTCTCAACAACCATTTGCTGTACATCGACTGGGAAACGGTCTGTAGCTGAAGTAAGGTCATAGGAAACGAGGAGTAATCCTTGTTTCTGTTGGTCCTTAATTCAGATTGCAGCACGATCTTGATCAAATGTATAATCTTCGGGAATATTCCTTAGGATACTGGCTACTTTATCATGAAGTGGTTTTAACGCCATTTTCGTGAAATAGTCGCTTAGTGCAAATACCCTGTCTTTTCCACCTAATTCTCTCTTCACAGAGAGTTTTGAGTGGGATACCCCCCGGTTAAGGGGAATACGGACAGAGTCAAAGATTGTTAAGATCGATTCTTTAACAGAGGGACCTATCTTAGGGACAATAGGAACTGCTTGACCTGTACTTGTATAGGTAAAGCCGAACTTCTTGTCCTCTGCTGGACGGTCAACTGCATTCAAGTAGGATCAGAGGTGCTTTAAAACCACCGGATCTTTCTTTAGTGCGGCTAAGTCGTCTATGCAGGCTAAGATAGATGGGCCATTAGGACCCATCTTGGACGAGTATCCTAGGGTAGGTAAATCTAGCTCCATCAAAGACAGTGTTGGTGAAAAATTGCTGACACAGTCCGAGATGAGTTCCCCCAAGGAACGGTTAAAGTCAGGTCCTTGAGCAGTGATGCTCGAGAAATCTGGTTCACCCGGTACTTGAAGGGCGCGATAGTGAGACAGAAGGGTCAACACAGCCCGGATGTAATGGTAGTCACCCTCCTTAATTGGTCCCTTTAGGTGAGAAATCGCCTTCGGGAACCCGTCAAAGTGAGTAGCTGTCCATAAACCACTTTGAGCTGGATGACCTGAACAATATTTTAGCACGCACAGGAAAAGAGATTTGGCATTTAATAGTGCCTGTCTCTTACCTTGTGTGCGAACCCATTTGTCGAAAAGTGTAAAAACCTTTTCTACATCTGAGTCCGTAAGACGCGGTGAGTACAAAGTGGTTAACT